AACGCCGCCGCGCGTTCCACGCGCTCCGTCAGCACTCGACTTGGCGCCGGCGCCAGCCGCGGGAGCTGTTTCACTCCTTGCGTGTCCTGGCGCGGCCGGCGGCGTGCGGGACGTTGTGTTCGCAACGGTCCCCGGTGCGCTCCCGCGCCTTTGGCGCGCGGGCTTCAATGCGAGGCCCGGCTGGGCGGCTGTGGGTGGCGGCGCTGGTTGACGGAGTTACCTCCGCTCTGCGCGCCGTCTCTTGGCCGCTTCCGTTCTTCCGCACATCCCCGGCGCCAAGGCCTTCTGCGCCACGGTTCAGGATGGCCGGCATAAAGTCTCCGGCAGGCGGAAGAGCGCTCGCATTCCACGCTCGACTGCAGCGCTTCGAGATCAGGTGAACAAGACTGCCTAACTGCTCTCCGCTCGAAGCGATGGCGTGAGTATAGCCCCGCTTGCAAGTCGGTCGGATTGATTTCCGACCGCCCGTTGAAAGCACACGGATTTTGCCGCGAAAGTGATGGATAGAGGGGTAATCTACTCCCCGTCTTTTCGTTCGCCGTGACCGCCGTGAACCCGCCGTGTCGCTAGAAAACCACAACGACACGGCGAAGGCGCGGCGGGCACAACGATGTCGGCCCGTAGGCGCGCGAGCGCGGCGGGGACGCCGCGCGCTCCATTCTTGAAACGCTCGCGCGTTACGCGATCGGGTTGGATTTCAGCCTGGCGTACGCGTCGGCCATCTTTCGATCGTACTGGTTCGTCGCGTAGCTCGGGCCGTTGTAGCGGCTGGCGAAGCCCGCCCAATCCTTGCGCTGCAATTCGTCGGCAAGCCCATTGGCGCGCACGAAACCTTCGAACGCTTCGAGCTGGTCCTTCTCTGAGCGGGCGATCTTGGCGACGTACTCGTGCGCATTGGCCATGCTGAGGTTCGGGAAGTTCTGGCCGAGCACCTGGAAGCGGCCATAGCTTGCGCTTTGCAGCGCGGCTTCGGGATCCAGCGAATAGGCGAGCTCGAGCTGCGCCCAGCGTTCGGCCTGCGTGCGCGGATAGCCGCCGGGCGTGCGGTTGGAAATGTTCGGGTGGCTCGCATCGTATTGCGAGTTGGTCTTGCGCGAGAAGAGATGGCGCTCGAACAGGATGATTGGGCGCCCATCCTCGGCAAAGCCGCCAAGCGGGCCTGATTCCACTTCAGCAACTGCCGCGGCCGCTTCCCATTCGCAGCCCAGACGCGCGGCGACCGCTTCAAAATCCGCACGCGAAAGCGTGTCGCGGCTTTGCGCGCGCAATGACGAAAGGAAGTCGCCCGTGGCCGGCGGAGGCGGCGGCGCGGGCGGCGTCGCTGGCGGGGGCGCCGGTGGCGTGGCGGGAGGCGGCGCGGGCGGAGTAGCCGGCGGCGGGGCGGGCGGGGTGGCCGGGGGCGGCGCGGGCGGCGTCGCAGGCGGGCGCGGCGGCGTAGCCGGCGGAGGCGGCGGCGAGGTCGGGCGCGAGCCGCGGCGGCGACCGAAAATCAGCCCGAACAAAGCGTCGAAAAAGCCGGCCATCTTGTCCCCCTGTCGAAACGCCTGCGGAACCCGATTACCTCTATCGGGCCTGGGCCGCAAACCACATGTCGGCGAATGCCCGCTTCCGCTGTGACTTGTGAAATGGCAAAAGCGCGACCTCCGCCTTCCCCGGGATTTGCTCCGGGGTTCGCGGATAAGCCACGCGCCGCCATAGCTCAGCTGGTAGAGCACCTGATTTGTAATCAGGGGGTCGGGGGTTCGAGTCCCTCTGGCGGCACCACCGAACTAGTGCTTTTTTCGTTCCAACCCCTCCAAAAGCACACAAAAACCACCTGAAATCATGCGAGTCCCTCGACTCCGGGCGAAAAACCGGCCTCTCCTGCCGGGTGTTTCCCCTCTGAAGGAGCCGCAGAATTTCGGTATCTGGGTCTCTCGATACCGAAAAGCAGCCCTGGAGTGATACCGAAGATGGCCCGCAAGACTCTGACTCGGAAGGCGAAAAGAGAGCCCAAGCCCAAGTTGGCAATTGAGGCAATCCGCCGACTGAAGCCGCGCGACGAACCTTTCAAGCAGCGCTTTGACGGCGCGCGCGGACTGCACATGCAGGTGCAGCCGAACGGCTCGAAACTCTGGCGTCTGGACGTTTGGTTTGAGAGCCGCGCGCTATTGCTGGCGCTGGGGTCATGGCCGGATGTGTCGATAGAAGCGGCGCTGAAGGCGGCGGCCGACGCCAAGGCCGCAGCGGCGTCTGGGCTCGATCCGCGCGGCATTCGCGGCGCGGCAGTCCAAACCACGTTCGCGAAGGATGAAACGTTCGGCGCGTTCGCCGACGCGCACATCCGGCGCATGAGCGAGCGGGCGAAGCCGAAGGCCGCAGCGACGATCAAGAAACGCAAATGGCTGTTGGGCTACCCTGAAGAGCGCGTCGCCGGCGCCATCGTCCCTGCGGTCCCTGGCCTCGCCAAGGCGCTCCGCAATCGCCCCATTGCTTCGATCACGCCTCAGGACTGTCTCGCCGTCCTGCGGCCCCTGGAGGCCGAAGGGAAGCTGGAAACGGCCAAGCGGCTGAAGATCGCCATGAGCCTTGTGTTTCGCCGCGCCATTGTCGCCGATCTAATCAAGCACGATCCGACCGCAGCGCTCGGTGACGAAATCGAGTCGCCTCAGGTTGAGCACCTGAAGGCGATCGTTGACGGCGCAGGCTTCGGCGATCTCTTGGCCGCGATCAACGGTTACAGCGGCGGCACGCGCGGCGTAGTGCGCGCCGCGCTGCAATTGCTGGCGCTCACGGCGCTGCGGCCCGGCGAGCTTCGATTGAGCCGCTGGGGCGACATTGATTTCAAGAGCAAGGTTTGGAGGATCGACGCATCGCGCCAAAAGCGGCGCAAGGAACACGTCATTCCGTTGTCGGCGCGTGCGGTTGAAATCCTGGAGGGGTTGAAGGAACGCGCGCCGCACGCTGCGGCGGACGATTTCATCTTCCCTTCGCCGCGATCTCGCACGCGGCCAATCAGCGACAATGCCTGCAACGCGGCGCTGCGGACGCTGGGCTTTGACAATCACGTCGCGCACGGCTTCCGGTCCAGCTTCAGTAGTCTCGCCAATGAAAGCGGCAAATGGAATCGCGATGCGATTGAGCGCCAGTTGAGTCACGGCGACAGGGACACCGTGCGCAGCGCTTACAATCGCAGCCCACATTGGAAAGAGCGCGTGGAAATGGCCGAATGGTGGGCGCGCGAATGCGACCGGCTCGAACGCCGCTCGCGCCTGTTAGGATCGGAGCGCGATTGGAAGGAACGCGAGTCGCGCGCCAGCCAGCCGCGCCGCAATGCTGCGGACATGCTAGCGTGAACCAATGCGACCCCGACACAGATCATTTCGGCGCAGCAGCCTCAGCACGTTGCAACGTGGCGCGGCGCTGTTAAGGTGACGGGCTCGGAGAGTGGTTTCGGCGGGAGATAACCTTTGCGCCTTTGGGTCTTGGCATTCGCGTTGATATTCGCGCCTATCGCGCACGCGCAAGACGCCAATCGGATTGCGGATGCGATCTTTGAAGAAGCGACCCGCACTACCGACCGAGGCAGAACCATATTCAATGTCTGGTTCGATCAGCGCGCGGACGCGATAAAGGCGTTGCTTAGACAGCGCGCCTGCACTCAAGATCGATACCATCAAGCGCGCTTGGCGCACAACTTGCAGCTCGCGGACGTTCTCCACGAGGACCTTCGGAACACGGATCGGACGATTGACGATCTCGAAGGCGTTTTGCTTAGGCACGCCTTCGAGCAGACAAGTGACGAAAACGTCCGCGAGTCCGCCATGATTGCTTTCGGCGCTGTCGTGGCATTCGAGTCGTTTCAGTTTGGATACTCCGTGTCCGCCCAAGGCCAAGCTTGTTCCCGCTAGGGTGTTTTGATGTCCGCACAAACTCGGCTAGCGCGGGCCGCGGCGCTCCTGGCCGGCAACGGTATCATTCTTTCGTTTGCTTATCAGGCGTACACGTCCGAAGGCTTCCGCGACACGATCTACGGAACACGCGCCGCAGCGTTCACAGCGCTTGCCGCGTTTGGCGGCGTAGCCGCAGCCTATTACATGTTGAGCAGAGTTGGCAGCGATGGAGATGCACGCGGGAAGCCGGGTTTCAGATTGGCGGAAATCATTGCAGTGAGTGTTATTGCTGCAAACGTGATTGGTTGGGCGGCAACTCTTTTGGCGCGAGTTGGACCTTAACGGCCCCGCCCGCCCCACTATTAGTGGCGAGCAAGTCGCAAATATCGCCGACGATCTGCACAACGTCCCGCAATTCCTTCGCCCGTTCCCGCCGCTTCCGATCATATTCCCGCAGCCGTGCGGCGTTGCGTTGGCGCCAAGCGTGCTGTTTTTCAGCGTACGCCGGATTCTCGGCGCGCCGCTCCCGCATCGCCGCGTTGACGCGATCACGGTTTGCCGCAGTCCATGCAGCTTGCGCCGTCTTCGTTTTCTCCGGGTACTTCTCCCGGCGCCGGCGCTGCGCCTCTCGCCATTTCGCGCGCATCGCTTCGCGATCTTCACCCTGCTTGCGCGAGAGCCGGCGCCGCTGTTCATCGGCCTTGCGCGCAGCGCGGCATTCATCGGAGCACATGCGTTCGGCATGATGCGAGGCAAAGAACTCCTTTCCGCATTGCGCGCAGGTGCGCCGATGCATCTTCATTCGCGGATGCCCTGCATCCACTTGCTGCGATGAACGGTCGCGAGCTTCGGCGCAGACGCGATGTTCATTAGTTCATTCTGCCTTGCCAGCAGATCAACGCCGACAAGCTGGCGAACGCCAAGCGCCATAGCCAGGCAATCGAGTCCCTCATTGCGTGCGCCGACTGTTTTCACCCAGGTTCGCTTCGGGCGCCCATCCCTGTACTTTGTCACGACTCTCTCAGCGCAAATCTCTTCGTACAGGCGCGCGGGCAGATCAGCAGAAAACCGAATGTGGCCTTCCTCGGCGAGCAAATCCCATATACGATTTTTCAGCGTATCGACGCCCAACACGTACATGCCGGGCTTGCTCGATTTCTCAATTAGCGGCCGGTTTCCATCGCGGCCAATCGTCGAGATGACGCGGCGTCCGAACCGCGGTTTCGTGTAGCCGTAAATCTTCTGCGTGTGATTTCCATTGCCCGCGTCAATAGCGACCGCATCGAACCCTAGCGTCCCGCCCATGGGATGATTGAATCGCTGGCGCAGAATGTAGGAATCCGCATCCTTCCACACTTCATCGCCCAGCGGATCGCCGTGCAGGTCGCGATAGTCGAGAATGAATGTCTGATCCGTGCTGAAACCGACCGTGAGCACGCATAGGCCCCATGCTTGCACATCGATCCCCGCGACCAGGATGCGAACGTCCGCCGGCATGTTGTCGAGGCCCCACGGTTCGGCCCGCTTGGCTAGGACGTGCTCGTCCATGCCGTCGCCGTCGCGATATTCCCAACCGGCCCCGAGCACTGTGTTGATGAAGGGCTTGAGCGTGTCCGGTGAGCGCTTGGCCTTGAGCCATTCAGCGGCGAGAGTCGGCCACGCCGCAGCGGGATTGCCGGCGGCAATGAGAGCGGAAAGCCGGAAGCCGGCGACGTTCGTTATTTCTGGACGTGTAATCCGCCATTGGCCCTTCGAGACGACGATCGATTTTTCTGATTCAAGGATGCGACCGCCGCAATGCGGACATTCCGCGCGCGCCGTTTCCGGCCGGCCTTCATCCCAACGGATATGCTCCCATAGAAGCTCGAAAAATGCTCCGCAGTGCGGACATGGGATTTCAAACACGGCGGCGTTCGAGTTGTTGTACTCGCGGATGACGTGCGAGGTTTCCGAGTCGAGCGGCGTCCCGCCAAGAATGATTTTCCGGCCGCGCCCGGCGAACGTGTCGGCGCGTTTGATCCCGAGAGCGATTGGGTCCCCCTCGCCGCCGCCGGCGCCGCCGGCTGAAATGTCGAAGGCGTCGATCTCGTCGAAGATAACGACCTTGGCCGTGTGCGCTCTCAGGTTCCGGGGCGCCTTCGCCGCCACGACGCGAATCCATCCGCCTGCGAATTGGCGATAGAGCAGCCGATTTCGCTTCCCTGCGCTCAACTTTCCGCGCAAGGCGGGCGAGGCGTCGAACACCGACTCCAACTGATCCGTCACGAAGTTTTTGGCGTCGGCCTCAGCGGGGACGATGCACAGAATCGGCGCCGGCGCATTGGCGACGTATGATCCGATGACGCCGCCCAGCAGCAGGGTATAGCCCGTACGGGCGGCCTTCTGGACCACGATCTTCTCTATGTTCGGATCGGCGATCGCGTCCGCGATGCCGCGTTGATGCGGCCAGAGCTGAACCGGCCCCGGCGACGCGCTCGCGCTGGGCGGCAAGATCAGGCTCGACTCGATGAACCGCACAAGATCGATATGCGGCGGGGGACGCCACAGATCGAAGGCGCGGGCGAGAGCGTCGGCGGACGCTGCGGATGCCCTGTAATCGCTCCAGGAGCCTCCAGGACGCGTTTCAACGCTTTCCGGCATCGGAGGGCCCGCCGGACGTGGCGAGGTCTTCCAGCGCCGCTCTGATCTCTGCCTCGATTTCGCCAATTTGTTTGCCCGAGAGGCCGCACTTGGCGCCGACGCGCGCGGGGATGGCGAGCATACGCTGACGGCAATCGATGATCGCATCGGCCCAATGCCGCTCAACATCCGCGACCGCCACCAATGAGCCGGCAAGCTTGTCCGCCTTCAGCCTCGCGATGCGGGTCTGTTCCCTGTACAACTCGTCTCGGAACGGATTGGCCGCACGCCCGCCATGGCCGGAGCCCGGCAGCGGCCCGCGAGTGTTGCCGGGCGGACGCTTTGGCGGCGGATCATCTCCAAGCAGATCGGCGGCGCTACGGCGTAGTTTCGTCATGCGCCCATTTTCCCAACAGACGGCGCGAAAGGCAACGCCTCGGCAAAACCGAAAAACTCATCGACTCGTTTCATCGGAAAGAGCGCTAAACTTGGGCTCGACGCATCCGAGGCAGACCCGTCACCAAGAGGGACCCGGCTCAATCGCCAATGTGAAGGAAGCCAAGCTGCAACAGGTGCACCTGCTACAACATGTACGCTGTTCGCGTAGCGCGCGCGCATGCGCGCGTATATCAACTCCTCTACCTGTTGCACCTGTTGCACCTGTTGCAGTGCTCTAAAAGCTGCTGTTTATAAGGCTTTTGGCTGCAACAGGTTCTGCAACACGTTCTAATCGCTACCTGTTGCACCCTCATAATCCGGCCAATCTATCTTTTCGACACCAAGCCATCGCTGGAATTCGGCGCGGCATGTGTGGAGCGCTGGAAAGTGATAGCGGCGCACGTTCTCGCCCTTCACATGCGTTTGTCGCGAGATAGAGCTTGGACACATGTCGCGAAGCTGGCGCCCGAACTTTGCTTCGGACACAAGCTCGCCCTGAAATTTCCGGTCGAAATGCCAGCGCTTATACGTGCTGCGGAGTTGCTCTGTGACTATGCGAACCTCGCCTTCGCACCAATCGCCTTCGGCATCCCAGCCGGGAAACACGCCTTCGGTCAGCAGATCGAACCACCATGCTTGAACGCCGTGCAGATTCTCAGCTTTCTGTTGTGCGAGCCCCTCCGTGCGTGGCGCCTTGCGCACGTCGATAAGCGACAGGTCGAAGTTTTTCAGGTGATGCAGCAGCCCTTCGTATCCACCTAGCTCCATCGCCATGATCATGCGCCCGAAGTATTCGTGATCTTCCTTGCGCGCGTCGCTGACGTTGAACACCGCATAGCGCCTATCATCGTGCGTCGCGGGCACGATCCAATCGGCGTTGCCGGTGATCATGTAGCGGTGAAACGATGGAAGCTCTTGAACGTCAAAGCCTTTACGCTCAACTCGAATAGTCGCGCCCGTGATTTGATCCTTAAGCGCGCCTTCCGCCGTTCTGTCTCCCGCCCAAAATGCTTCCTCCACGAGCACGAGCACGGCGCGCGCAAGGTGTGCATTGAAATTGCCGACAAGGTGACGCGGCTGACTCACCGTTACGGTGTGATGCTTCAGAAGCTCGCTCATGATCTCGCCGACAATCGTTTTGCCGACACCCTTGGCGCCCTTGAGGACAACGGCGACTCCGGGTTTTTCCCACGGGCGCTGAATCAGATGCGCCATCCAGCCGACAAGCCAGAGGAAATGCGTTGTGTTTCCGCCGCACACGTTCAACAGCAGGTGTTCCAGAAAACGCTTATAGCCGCGATGCCTCTTGGCGCTGACGCTGAAACCGCGCCACATGTTGAATGCGCGCGTCTCGCTTTCGCGCGGATCGAACACGATGCCCTCGAATTGGCGCCGATCATGATGCTGAAGCCACACGTCCGCGATTGGCGTATCTATAGGTTCGCCTTTCTTATTCTTCTCTCGAATGGTGCGATTGGCGCACCAAACGCGGAAGTCAAACACCGACTCCAATTCAAAGGTGTCGTCCGGCAAAAAGCGCATGACGCGCACCCGGCCGGCGCCCGCAAGAATCGCGTGCGTTTTGTTCAACTCGTCAACTACATCGGCGCGCGTCTTCATTTGAACCCCCTGCGGTCGAGTTGACAAAACCGCCGCGAAACTCCCGGCGCCTCCCGTGTGTCCCGGTCATCCTGTTCGGCCCGTGCTTCGCGCCAGATCGCCGTCAGGACGAGCGAGCCGTATTCGGGGGCCCAACGCCCTATGTCTTCGGAAAAGGTCTGTGCGAGGCTGATATAGCGAGCACGCCATATGCCATTGCGGACGGCGATCTCGGCGAAGTCTTCGGCGGCTTCCCGGCATGAGCGGCGCCGGACGTGAATGCCTATCCAGATCACGTGCCGCAGGACGGCCCCATTCCGCAGCACCAGATCGGCGCAGCCTTCCCAGCCGTCTGTCTCGGCGTAGGCCGTCAGCGCATCGGGATGCCAATAGCAGTGGGCCCATTGGAGCAGCGCGGCGCGCTCGCCGTCGCGGATAGGCGCCGGGCTGTAGTAGCGCTTAAATTTTGAGTGTCTTGGCGCCGGCGAGGCGTTGACCGGCGGCCTAAGCCGTGCTGTGACGGTCATGCTGATTGTCCTTTTTGCAGTGGGGCAGTTCGGTAGTCATTTCAAAACTTCTCTCTTTCGGCCCCGGTGCGCTCGTCACGCGCTGGGGCCAATTCCTTTCACGCTCAGCTTTCCGCGAAAGGCAACGCCTCGCTCGGAAAAATCTTTAGACCTAGCGGCGGATGCTTCGGCATCGAGGGCGATTGAAAGCACCCGCCGCCCGGCTCGCGCGCACGGAGTACGCGCGATTTGTTTTGAGCGCCGACGCCGCGCTGCCCAGGGCCCGGACGGTGACCACTCACCTACAGCCAACGCCGACGCTCAAACTACGACTCCTCTGCTCTGTCGGCCCACGCGACGCGCGCTTCGCCAGCGTTCGGAAAAACGCCCAGCCCAGCGATCTCCCACTTGCCGCTTGGCGTTTGCACGCCGACAGCTTCATCCTGCGGCCCGTCAACGGTGAGAGGCACAACAGAGCCGTCGTCATCGATCATCCAGGCGAGCACGACTGAATCGCCAAGCTCGATTGAGCCGTCGCTGTTTTCGAGCACCGGCTGAAAGCCCGGCGCGCACGGCAACACGTGCATAAGCTTACGCCGCTACAGGCGGACGCAGCGCGACGCGCACAACGTCCGAGCCAGAACCTTTTGCGGAAACACAGACTCCGATCATCGCGTCCGAGTCTTCGCCGCCGCTGTTCGAATCGACGCTGTTCGAGTCGCCTTGCGCGCTCGCGTGACAGAGCTTGTCGCTCAGCGAGTAATAGACAGACGCGCCCACCGCGAACACGTCAGTTTCATCGGCGGCTAGATCGAACACGCCGGAAGTCGTCAGCACGCACGCGGCGCCATTCTCCGCGTCACTGTTGCTGACTCCCCCGAGGAGTCCGATAAGCGCGTAATCACCGGCCGAAAGAGCGTATGGCGCGGTCGCGTCGATGTTAACTCCAGGCTGAATCAGATTTCTCACTTTTCACTCTCCAAATTTTGAGTTGCGGAATTTGATGACGTTGACCGTCCCGCTCTGCATTTGCACAATGCGTGCTTCGATGTCCGCTAGCTTCGCCGCGTACTCGCGATCCGAAGACCAGGTGACGGCTTCGCCGTTCTGGTCAGTGCAGGATCGCAAGCCGCGATAACGTGCGGTCAGCAATGCATCGCGAAGCGCAAGCAGAGCCGTCAGGTCCAGCGCCATTAGTTGAAGCCCGGCGAGTTGCTGGACTCGCTGCCCAGGCAAGCGATCATGCCGCGATGCCCGCCGGGCAGATGCCCGCAGCCCCAAAACGCCGTGACGCGATACTCGGTCGCAAGGGTTCGGAAGTTTTGCTGACTGGCGAGTTGCGGCCCGGCGAAGCCTTGCAGCCACGCCTCTTCCATCGCCGGCGCCGCCGCCGGATCAGTGGCGACATACCAATCGCCGTCACGCAATCCCGCATCGACAAGCACTTCCATGCTTTCCGAAAACGGATTCGCATTCGCAGATAGCGCCGCGAAGATCGCCGACATGGCGCGCCGCGCATCCGACTCCAAATCGGCGGCGACGATCAGGTATTTCGGTTTCAGGTTGAGGATCGTGCGTCCGTCGAGCCCTGTTTGCTTCCGCAACCGGTACTGCGCTTCGGCCAAGGGAGTCAGAGTATCGCTCGAATCGAAGATGCCAGAGGGCGTGATGATGTTGCCGTGTGCGGCGCTGAAAAAGTTCTCGCCGTCTTCCACAACCTCATTGTCTTCGATCAGCGCGATCAACTTTTCGCGCTGATAGGACGCCACCGTTTGGCCTAACGCCGTGGTGATGTCGTTGAACGCGCCCAGGTCGTCGCCGGTTTGCGCGGCGAAGCCGAGCGGGAAGATCAGACCGCCCGCGTCAATGGTGTAAGCGCCCTTCAGTTCGCTCCGAGTCGTGTTTTTGATCTCGGAGTTTTCACCGCCGAGAACCTCGAACTCTCCCATCTCACTGACGCGCAACCGTTGCAGCGGTCGGGTAAGGTCCGGCGCTGTGGCCTTGCGCGTGAGAACGTGCAGCGGAGTCCTTGAAGCCTCGAATTGGGCCAGCAGGACTCGGTTGCCGGCGCCGGTCAGAAGCTCGCTAAAGTCGCTGGACGTATGGGCGCGCATGATGATCTCACCATCGCTCAGCCCAGCAATGGGGACGTTGCGTTCCACCAGACATGCGCGAGCGTGATCCACGAGTCGCGTGTTCATAAACTCGCGAGCGTGCTCGGCGGGCGCCGCGCCGGTCATGCGCGCGACAAGTGAATCTTGGCGACGCGTCATCATGGCTTGGGGTGAGTCGTTGCTGCGAACGATGCGAACGCGCGGAGCGTTCGACGTGCGCGCGGTCATGATCTCATAGGCCGCAGCGCGCGCTTGCTCCACGGTCGCCTCCTGGTCGATCAGTTCATCAGCTTGCTCTGGCGTTCCGCCCGCGCGCTTGATGATCGTGCGGATTTCCGCACGCGTTTCCGCGACGGTCGGCTCTTCACGGGTTTCCGTTTCCGGCGTGTTTTCGATCACGTCTTCATCGGTGGGCGCCGGATTCGCGGCGCCCGATTTCTTCGTCTTCCGCATGGAATGACTCCGGGTTTTCGCGCCAGGATCGGCGCCAACGGGGACGAACGAGGCTTCAAGAATTTTCCAAGCGAGAGCCGTTCGCATCCTCTCGCCTTTGGAATTGGTAGAGTCGGCCCAGCGCGCGACGCTGTAGCCAATAGAAACGTTTCGGATGATGCCTTCCGCGATGTCGCGCACGATGCCCGCAACATCATCGCGAGCGCTCAGCTTCAGCAGCGCGCGAATCTCGCCTTCCGCCTTCCATGCCTTTTGAATGACGCCCAGCACGGCCTTGGTGGAGTGCTGCGAATGCGCATCAAGCACGGGCTTGCCGACGATGCCGCGCAGATCGGCGCCATTGATGTCCAGCTTTTCGGTGTAGCCATAGCGCTGCACCGCTGCGCCAGTAGAAAGCACGACTTCAATCGTGCGCGTCTTGGCGTCATAGGTTGTCGGCGCGAGCGATGCCGTGCGGAGATGGAGCTTAGGCCGCATTGCTGTCTTCCGTTTCTTCGGGTTCGGTTTGCGCGTGCGGGTCCGCCGCGATATCGGCGTCCACGCGCTCAATCGTTTCGCCGCGCGCCGCGATTGCTTCGCGACGGCTCATGAGCTTCGCGTCGAGCGCGACCTTCACCGCCTGAATCTGTTTCATCGGATCGGCTTCCGGCATTGCAGGGAAGCGCCACTCGCAATTCAGATCGGAGTCGCTCACTTCGGCGCCATTCCGCAGCGCTTCAGTGATGACGAACCTACGCCACACCGGCGCCAGCACTTGGCAAACGAGCACATTATATTGGAGCGCTTCCAACGCGGCCTTGAACGTAATCAGCGCGGCGCGAAGGCTCGAATAATTGGCGCGATTGACGTTGCCGCTCACCATGAAGGCGGGCACGCCGAGCGCCGCGCTGATCTCTTCCACGATCGAAGTGCGAAACTCTATCGAGTTTTGCGCGGCGTTCGGCTGATTGAATCGAATGTCCATGCCGGGCGGAAGTCGCCGCACGACTCCCGGCTCTAGGCTCACGTCCAGCGCGTCGCCGTCTTTCTCGCCATCGAACGGAAGCGAGGATGCGCCGCCCGTGTCAGTCAGGAATCCCGCGTGCGCCGCCGCAACTTGGAAGCCCTTGAGCAGCGCATCGTTCAGCAAGCCCAAGTCATGCAGCTTCAGCATGATCGGCGCGAGCCAGGAAACGCCGCGCACTTGGCCGACGCCAACTGGACGCATCAAATGCAACACGTCCGCCGCATCGACTCGAATAGGCGCGGCGTATGTGTCGAAGCTCTGCGTCGGCGCGAACGGTTGAATCCAATACGCGACCGGCTTGTCGGAGTTCGGGCCGCGTTCAATGCCCGCTGCGATGAATGCGCCGCCGCCAAGATCGCGCGTAAGCGACTCGTCAATCTGCTCAGCAGGATAGAGCCGGAGCCGCAGCCCGTCCGGCGTGTTCACGAACACCGCGAAGCATTCGCCATCCGTCACAAGCGCGCGGACCATGAGCGCGATCAAGCCGCCGAAGTCGGTTCGGCCTTCGGCATCGGCAACGCCCCACCAATCGTTCACGAACGAGTCGACGAGTCCTTGATTGGCATTCGCAGGCATCGGGCCCGCGCCAACCGCGTAAGTCGTGAGCGCGGAGACAGCCGCAGCCGCGTGACCGTCATTCGCCACGAAGTAGCGGGCGCGACTCCGAATCTGCGGCGCGGCCTGAATCGTCTCTTGAGCCGTGCGGCCCATGCGCGCTTCAGTCGCGAAGCGTCCCCAACGCCCGGCGTCATACCCGCGCGTCTGCATCCCCAGCAGTCGCGTGATTTGGCGCAGGGCGAAGGCTCTTAGGGAGAAGGGACGCTGCGCCGCCATCAGTTCACGCGAGCCTTGGCGGCATCCGCTTCAACGTCGGCATCGCAGAAGCGCGCCAGGATCGGCGCGAGCGCCAATCGGCCTTCCAGGATCGGCCGCCAGTCGCCGCCTAGCTCGGGCAGATCGTCGGCTTCGCACGTCAGACGCGGGCTGAAGGTCGTGTGCGCCGCGCCGTCCGGCCGCGCCCAAAGCATGACGATCAGCCGGGGCTCGCCGCCTGACTCCACGTCCGCCAAGAGCCGGTCAATCAGGGGGCTCCCGGCGCCCTCGCGGTCGGCGGCAAGGCAGTCGTAAATCTCCCGCAGCCGGGCCGCGTCATGGATCGCGGCGCGGTCCATAAGCTCGAACAACACGGCGGCAATCGCGACTTGGGCGAAGCTGAAAAAGAACGCTGACGTGCGCCCGTTTCGGTCCCGGCCCCAAGGCGGGATGACGCCCATTTTCCGCAACCGGCGCACGCGCTCGGTCGCCTGTTCGTTCGTGAGCATTGGCCCCGCCAGCAGGGCGCCGGCGCCGCTCGCTTTCGTCAAACCCTCAAACACTGACCGCCTCCGTTTTACTTGGTCTCTCTGGCCAAGCACGGAAGTAAAACGGAGTCAACGCCTCGGCCGATCATGGCTTTATCTAGGCCATACCTGCTAGCATGTAGTAGTCAACTGGCGCGTGACTATCTCTGTACTGGATTCAGTGCGGTTCGTTTCTCTTCGAGTCCCTCACTAGACTTGAAATTTCAGTATCGTTTCGGTATCGGGAACAATGCGAAAAGCGCGATTTGTGGCGTAGTTTCAAAACGCTAAGCGGGATTCTCCGAGTCCCTCTGGCGCACCAGCCTTCGCTGCGCGCGAGCGCAGAGAAGGCTGCCGCGCCGTAGCCCACAGGGCGAAGGCGGGCTCTCGCCCCGCGCGCAGCTACGGCTCGGCATGCCCCAGCCTCCCCACGGACCTAGAAC